AATAGTGCTGATCGGACCGGCGTCCGCGGCCAGTTGATCCAGCCAAGCGCGGAAGCGCAGGTAGCGCATGCCGCCACCGTCGTAGCGGCTCGGGCGGAACGAGACCGTGCCGCTCGTGATCAGGCTGTCCGGCGCCCGCAGCGCCCAGCCGGTGGTGGTGCCGAGATCGAGGGCGAGGACAACCAGCGCGCCGGGAAACGAGGCGCTCATGGGTTTCGGGGTCAGAGATACGTGGGCCATGATCGGCTCCTTTCCGGTTTGATGCGCGATGGGGTGATGGGCGGGGCGTACGGGGCTCATGGATCGAGCTCCCGCAGCCAGTCGGGTGGGTCGGCGCCGAGGGGATCGGTCCGTCGTGAAGGTTGGTCAGGGTGGTGAGGGTGAGGCTCCGTACCCTCCAGGCCGTAACCTGTTGTTTCAAAAGCCTCCCGTGAGGGTGGTGAGGGTTGTGAGGGTTTTCCGGGGTCTTCTATCGTGTGCGCGTGCGCGCACGCGTAAGGGTCTGGGAAACATTCACGACCCTCACGACCCTCACGAGCGCCCTTCAAGACATTGATTTCATGTCTCTTTATTTCGTGAGGGTTGTCGAACCAACCCTCACGAGAATACGCAACCCTCACCGAAAGTTCGGCCGATGCCGAACCTGAGCCTTCGGCGGAGAGCACGATCTGGAGCCTCCAGCGCGCCGCACCCTGGTATTTGCCCGCCGATGCAAGGCGCAGATCGAGGTCGCCGCAGCGAAAGATGCGGTCGCGCATTTTCGGCAGTGCCTTACCGAGCCGCACCCGTTGCGATTGATCGTTGCCTGTTCCGAGCGGCAATGGCGGTTCGAGCGTCTGCGCAATCGCGAACAGGTCAACGGTTCCGACCTCGGCGGTGCCGAAGCGATCCCACCAGGCCGACACGAAGCTGCGCCAGACGGCACCCTCGCTGTCGGAGGCATCCATCATCTCGTCGAGATTGCCGAGGAAACCTGGAATGCCGGCGACCTCGAGCACACCACCGATGATTTGCGCCCAGTTCTCGTAGGAGCCGATGGTGCGTGAGGCGCGGGGTTTTCCCGCGGCGATCCAGGCCTGGCAAAGCGTCAGACAGGCGGCGACGAGACGCGGGCGATTGGCGCGCACCCAGGTCATCAGATCGGGGTGGCGGAAATCGGTGCGCTGCCAGGGCCGCTCGACATGCGGATCGAGCCGGATGCGCACAAGACGTCGCGCCATCTCGTTGGAGAACTCGGGATTGTTGCCGGTGGCGATCCACAGGCAGCGGATCGGCAGCCGCGCCATCTCCGAGGCGCCGAGAATGCGGTCCTCCCAGAACGGCGCGGTGAGAGCCGCCGCAACGGCCGCGCTATCGAGCTTGTTGCGCAGATTGTCGATCAGCACGATCGCCGGGATCTGGCGCAGCTTCGCAGTGACGCGCTTGCGCCACTCCTCGTCGTCGCGGCCCTCGGTCATGACGCTGGCGCCAGCGCCGGTGAGGATCGTGGCGATGGCGTCGACCATCAGCGTCGCCCCGGAGCCGGGCGTCGGCTTCTCGATCAGATGCAGCGGCGTCGGCCCATCGATCATGCCGCGCAGGAAGCCGAGCAGCAGGAGGGCGACGACATGGGCCAGCTCGGCCGGACCGACGAACGGGAAGTCGCCCAGCAGGTCCTCACACAGAAGGCTGCGTGCGCCGGCAATCTCTTCGGCTGATGGCCTGACGGAAATGGCAGGCACGGTGAACCCGGGCATCGGGGCGTAGAGAAGCCGCGCATCGGGGTGATAGCCGGGGCTCGTGAGGAGCTTGCCGTTTCGGCCGAAGACCGGCGTGTTCACGATGCCGACCAGCACGGGCAGTGCCGGATCGGGTGTTGCGAGCACGGACTTGACGACGCCGAGCGGCGGCGGTGCCGCAACCAGTTCGCCCTTGGCGTTGAGCCGCTTCCAGTGCGCGAGCCGCGCCAGCATGTGGCGCAGCCGTTCCTCGGTGATGGTGGTCGCGACGGGTCGCCCCTCGTCGTCCGGCACGACCCATGTGAGCTGGCCGGCGAAGCGGTACACCCAGGGTGTCCGGTTCGATGCCAGGAGCAGGCTCCAGACCCGCTCGACGGCACGCCCCAGGTCGCCCTCGTCGGCCCGCAGCGTCGGCAGCGCCTGGGGCTCTTCGTAGTTGAGGGGCCGGTGCCGGCCGATCTGCAGGACCGTTTCGGCATCGACGGCGCTGTCCGCCTCGGCGATCGCCCGCGCGACAGCCTCGGGCCCCTCGCGGAGCAGAAAGTCGTTGAAATCCTCGCCCTCAAGAGGCGGCAGCACGATCGCCACGTCGCGGCCCTGCGCGCGCAGGCGCCGGGCGGCGGCGTCCGCGGCGCGCATGCCGGCGCCGGAGACATCGTTGTCGGCGAGGATCAGGATGCGCCGTGCGGCGGGCGGCAGATCGATCTGCTCCAGGCCGGAGGTCGAAAGCGTCGCCCAGACCGGTAGACCAGCGCATGCGGTCATCGCCGCGAGCCCGGTCTCGATGCCTTCGCAAAGCGCCAGCCGATCGCCGTCGCCGAGCTCGGCGAGACGCATGGCGCCGCCGGCCACCCGGCCGAGCATCTTCCTTGCCTTGTCCAGGGGCGCCTTGGTGACCGCTCCCTCGTCGATCGCGAGGTAGGTACGGTGCAGACCGATGATGGTGCCGTTCCGGTCGCGAACCTGCCCCAGCATCGCGGGATAGCCGGTTTTGGTCTCCCAATGCGTCAGGTCGGGATGGAACAGCAGGTCGGCCCCGCCGGGGACGGTCAGGCCGCGCCCGACCAGATACCGCGCGACCGGCGATCCGGCGATGGGTTGCGCGGCGGACAGGATATGGGCGATCTCAAGGGCGGGATCGCGCTTGGAGGGCGGTGGTGTCGGCGGCGCGCGCCGCGCCGGCGCTCCGGGAGCGACGCCCGTCATCTCGGCCGCCTCTACGATCAGCGCTCGGCCCTTGAGACCCGTCGCCTCCTCGATGGCGCTGATTGGCCCGCCGCCCTGGTTGCCGTCGAAGTCGATCCAGTCACCGGCATGGGCGCCGCGCAGCGTGATGACGCAAGAGCCCATCTTGCGCGGCGCATCGCCCCGGATGTTGGCCAGCCGCCATTCGTCGCCGGACCGGCGACCGTTCGGAAAGAGACGCGGCACCCATGTCTCGGCGGTCTCGCGCAGACGATGCACGACGAGATCGAGATCGTAGCGCAGGGGCTCGTCGCCGAGCGGCTTGACCTCGTTGAAGTCAAGCAAGGATCACCAGCCCTCTCTCGGCCCGCGTGATCGCGGTGTAGAGCCAGCGGTTGCGGTCGGCTGCGGTGCGCCCGAATCCGTCGTCGAACACGACGACGTTCTCCCATTGCGAGCCCTGCGATTTGTGACAGGTGATCGCGTAGCCCCAGCTGGTCTCGATCAGACCGCGCCGTGCCTGCCATTCCCGCCGTCCGCGCTCGGGATCTAAAGCGACATGGTCGGCATATTCGCCGCGCCAGAAGCTCTGCCGTCCGGCGATGCTCAGGCCGTCCTCGGTCTCGACCATGGCGCTGAAGGCGAAGGCGTCGCCCGGGTCCAGCCGCACGTCGGTGAGGGTCAGGAACATGCCGTTGATCAGCCCGAGATCGTGGCGGTTCTTGAGGCAGATGATTTTCTCGCCGCTGCCGGTGGGATAGTCGGCGCCGAAACCGGCCGCGCGCTTCATCGCGGTGTTGAGAGAGCGCCGCGTCGCGTTGGTGCCGCAGATCACCTGTCCGCCCTGCAGCATCTGCGCAGGCCCGACATCGTGGCGGGACATCTTCCAGACATGGTCATCATGCGCGCCGGGCGGGATCGGCAGCCCCTCGCGGGCCAGTGTCGCGAGTCGCAGGATGGCGCTGTCGCCCGCCTGGCGATGCACCTCGGTCAGCATCACGTCGGGCGCTGCTTCGGTGAAGAAGCCGAGGCCCTTGATCGGCGGCAACTGGCCGGGATCGCCCAGCACCAGGATCGGTTTGCCGAAAGCCAGCAGGTCGTGCGCCATGTCCGCGCCGACCATGGACACCTCGTCGAGGACGAGCAGGTCAGCATCGCGCAGAGCCGACTGCTCGTTGATCAGGAACTTCGGCTGGTGGATGTCCTCCAGGCGCAGCTCGAGCTGCGCGATCCGGGTCATTGCGAAGTCCCGCTCGGCCGGCCCCATGCGCGGCAGGTCGCGGCGCAGCGAGGCCAGATCCTCGGTCACCCGCGCGATCTCCTCGGGCGTCGCCTCGGAGACCCGGTAGATGAGGCTGTGGATGGTCTGCGCGGGTGTGCCCTTGCGCGTCATGACCAATGCCGCCTTGCCGGTGAAGGCGGCGAAGAGCACGCCGCCAAGGCCGCCGGGGGTCATGGGTTCGAACCCGAGCGCATCGATCGCGAGAGCGGTGATCGTCGTCTTGCCGGTTCCGGCATAGCCGAAGAGCCGGAAAATCTGCTGCTCGCCGCGGCGGTTCTCGTACCAGTCGCGGATGGCCGCGATGGCGCGCGCCTGCATGTCTGACAGGTTGATGGTCATGCCCGGTCCTTCCAGCAGCGCGCGGCGTAAGGACAGAACCGGCACAAATAGAAATCCTGGGCCGCAGCGATCCGCGGTGGGAGTTCGCCGGCTGCCGCCGCGCGTAGGACATCGACGGCCTTGTCGGACAGCGCCTGCGCGCAGGGCGGATCGAACGCGACCACCTCGTGGTGGAGCGCCTCGGTGTCCTTGTTGAGCGCCGTGACGAGGGCGGTCTCCAGTTCCAGGTAGCCCATGTAGAGCTGGACTTGGGCGAAGTAGACCGGCTTCGAGAGCGCGAGGCCGCGCTTGACGAGGTCGTTCCAGGATTTGGCGTTGAGCGCCTTGTGCTCCCACAGTGCCGGCCAGCGCAGGCCGACATCGGGGCCTGCGACGATCACGCCGTCGATGTGGCCACGCAGTCTGCCGCCCGCCGCCTCGAACCCGAATTGTCCGCCATCGGCGCGCTCGGTGCGAAGATCGAAGCCTGCGCCGCGAAGCCAGCGGATGGAGAGGGTCTCGAATTGGTGGCCGGCGTCGAAGATGCGCAGGATCGCGCCATCGAAATCCCGTCCATCATCCTTGGGCGTATGGGTCACCTCGTAGACGAGCTTGCGCGCGCAGGGCTCGCCGATCCGGCTGCCGCCGAGATAGTCGCGCGGCGTCTGCCGGCGATTGCGTGCGACGAGCGCCGCATCGATCAGGGTATTGACCCGATCGGACACGCTGATCGCGTGGCCGATGCGGCCATAGACGAAGCCGGAGCCGTGATTGAGATCGATACCCATGCGCCACCTCTAGAAAGGCAAAGGATCGTCGAGCGGGTCGCGGGCGGCTGCCTGGCGCTGCATCGATTCCTGGAACCCGTCGACGCAGGCTTCGATGATGCGGTCGATCTCGGCCGCGCTGCGGTCGTGGAACGGCGCCATCAGGTCGAGCTCGGTGAGCGTCTCGGCGAAAAGCCGGCGCGCCTCTTTGATCGCTCGGGTCTCCATGTCGGTCTTGTCGATCATCCCGTTGTTCCCGTTGGCGAGCGCCGAGCCGACATCGAGGCAGCGCATCGAGCAGAAGCGGTGGTAGGGAAAGCGGTCCCAGCGCAGCTGGTGGACGTAGCCGAAGCCCCCCGCTTGCCGTCCGCAGACGGCGCAGACGCCTACCCGAGCAAGAGCCGGGTCAGGTCCTCTGCGTCGTCCGGCTGGTCCTTGATCCGGTGTGAGGCCAGGACGACGAACCGCGAGATCGCGTTCACCGCCATGGCCTCCAGATCGTGGAGCGTGAGAGCGGCGATGGGTTGGTGAAGCCTTCCGCGTCCTTCGAGCCATTGTCCCATCGCCTTCGCCGCCTCGCGCGTGACGTGCGCCTGCCACTCATCCGCCGTCATGGTTGTCAGGTGTTGAGCCAGGCAGGACCGGCCGGGGCCGGCGTCGCTGCAGGTGCGGCTGCTGGGACTGTTGCCGGAGCCGTGCCCGGCTGTGCAGGTCGGCTCCAGGCCGGCGCAGCGTTCGCGGGCGGCGACGCGGAGGCCTGTCCCCAGGCCGGAGCTGCGGGCGATGCCGATGACGCAGCCTTCGGCCGCGCGCGGGTGCTGGGGCTCGGCGCCAGGACCTCGCCGTCCATCACCTTCCGCCATTCCGGCTCGCTCGGCAGAACCACACGGTCGAGCTTGTTGCTGTCGCCGTAGCGCGGGTCGTCGCTGGGCTCGACCTTGATCTTGGCGACAAAGGTGATGCCGTTGAGATCGGCCAGACCGCGCAGGATCCGCTTCGTCTTCGCCGCCTCGCTCATGTCGCTCGGATCGAGGCCGAGCGCGCTGTCGATCATCGCGCGGAAGCTGCCCTTGGAGATCTTCCAGCCGATCGAAACACCCTGCTCGTCAACCTTCCCGCCTGAGACGGTGAACACCTGCCAGAACTTGCGCCGGATGTGCGGGCCCTCGACGACGGTGAACTCCGCGTCCACCATCAGCACATCGCTGCCGGGCGCGTTCGATGCCTTGAGCAGCCCGCGGTCGATCTCGCTCTGGCCGTCGGTGCCGCCCGGCCGGATGGTCATGGTGACCTTGGCGAAGGCGCCGTCGGGGATCAGTTCGCCGCTCTTCTGCGGCTCAGCGTCGTTCATGTCGAAGCTCATGGCTCGTCATCCTTTCCGGGTTGCGTTGATCTTGGAGAGCAGCGCGCCGAGGTCGGGTGGCTCGGTCACGTCGAGACGACCGCTGCGATCCTTGGCCAGCAGGCCGAAGGGATTGCCGGCGCGGCAGACAAGCCGGCGTTCGTTTGATTTCTCGTCGAGGGTCCACTCGTCGCCGGCGGACCTGGAGAACAGGTGCATCGAGACGACCTGATCGACGATGCCAGGAAGCTCGCGGGCCGCCTTCCCGCCCTCCATCTGCGGCTGCCAGGTCGTGCGGTTGAACTCGTCGGTGACGCGTTCAAGGATCCCGACGAAGATCACGGTCTTTGCCTGCGCGTGCTGCAGATGCTTAAGCAGGCCGATGACTTCGCGGGCGAGCAGCCCGTAGGCGCCGCGGGTATCCGGTTTGCCGGTCTTGTCGGAAAAAGCCTCAGGCCGGGTCTTCGCCCAGGCCATGGCCTGGCGCGTGAGGTCGGTGATCGAGTCGACGAAGATGATGCGCTTGCCCGCGATCATCTGAACGAGATCGGGGTAGGTCTGGCTCAGGTGCTGGTAATGCGCCTCGCAGAAGAAGCCGCTCGGATCGGCCGATGGATTGACCCCGCCGACGAGACAGCCGATGTCGAGGGCGTCGGCGAAGGTGCGCACCGGGATGCTGTCGCCAGGCCAGTCCTGGACCGACTTCATGCCCGCCTCGAGGTCGATGCAGAGCGTTTCCGCAGGCGGCAGCGATTTGAGCAAGGATGTCTTGCCGACTCCGCTCGGACCGAAGATCGCCATGGTGGTCTTGGCGCCCGCGGCGGACAGTCGTTCGTCGGCGCTGACGAGACGCAGGGCCATCAGCGGTCTCCCGCGTCGCGTGACGCGACATCGAGCGCACATTCACTCCCGCGCGCGCCGGCCTGCCGGGCGAGACCATAGAGTTTGCGCAGCGCGTGAAGGCGGTCGCCGACCGCGCTGAACTCGGCTTCGACGCCCAGCAAGGCGAAGGCGATGTCGTCGAGCGTGGCGTCCTCGATCGGCTTGACGACCTGTTCGCGGCGGATCTCGCCGAGCACTGGAATGACGATGGTGTCGGGCAGCGCTTCGAGCGCGTAGTGGCGCTTGCGCAATTCGCTCAGAGCAGCAGTGCTGGTCATCGGGCGTCCTCGGACTTGATGGTGAGGCGGAATGTCGGCTTGGCGGTCCGCACGGTGCGGGCGTCGGCGAATGCATCGCGGATGGCGGCGGGCCAGGCGGTGTATTTGCGCTCCGGGACCTTGAAGCCGATGTCGACGTAATCGGTCGGGTTCTCCCCGCACGCACGGATCCTCTCGACGAGAGCTGCGAGCAGCGATTGGTCCCACTCGATCTTCTTCGGAAGATCGGCGGCGACAGCGACGGCGCCGTCCTCGAAGCGGACAAGGCCGGTGTCCTTGCCTTCGGCCCTGCGCTTGGCGGTGGCCGCGGCGGCGTAGCGAAGGGCGATCGCGCCTTCGAGCCACTCCTTGAGCCGCTTGGCGGCATCAAGGGCGGCGTCGGCTTCCTCCTGGAGCAGCGCCAGATGCTCCGCCGGCAGCCTGGCGATCTCGCCGACCGGCATGGCGCGGATGTCGTCGAGGCTGGGGCGGTTATTGCGAGCGGACGCCATCACGCCACATCCGCCAACAGGAGCGAGGACAGCGAGACCGAGGCCTGCTTCGGCTTCGAGCGGGCGATGGCGAGATAGCTGTAGTCGTCCGAACCGTGGCGACGCTGGACGAGATGGATCAATCCGCGCTCGGCCGCCCACCAAGCGCGACGCGCGACGCGGGCAAGCTCCGCCCGATCCCTCTCGGCAAGGCGCGTGCCCTGCGGCGTGGTGTCGAGGGCGAGGAAGCCACGGTGATATTCGAGCGTGTCGCCGGGCGCTGCCTGGCCGACCCAGCCACAGAGATCGATCTCGGTGAGCGGCTTCCGGACAGCGGGGAATCTGGGTGCAATGACGTTCATGATTGGCTCCTACTCACGCACTCGCCGAACCGTCTCAGGCGGCCCGCATGCCGATCGCCGTCAGGGCGAGGCGGATGCTCGATCGTTACCGAGACGCCTGAGACCGGATCGCTGACGTAGATCGCCAGCAGCGGCGTTCCGTCGGCATGGGCGCCGGCGTCCTCGATCTGATAATTGTGGTTGGGCTCGCAGACCTCGGTGAGTTCCCAGCGCCGGTAGAGCCCCGGGAGCCGCCTGAAGTCCTCAAGAGACAGGTCGGCAGTACGATTCATGCTCGTCTGCTTTCGGTTGGAGTGGGGCGCTTGGCGGCGCTCGAATGGGAAAAGCCGCCGGCGGGACTGGATCGGGACATCGGCTCAGGGGATTTCCTCGAGGGCGTCGTGCAGCCGGCGCATCGCGCGCTGGTACCGCTTGCGGGCGGCGGCCTCGGTCAGCCCCAGTTCGAAGGCCACCTCGGCTTGCGAGAAACCCTCGATCGCCACGCGGATCACCAGCAGTGCGTCATCGCCGAGCAGCTTCCGCACGGCGCCGTTCAGCCTCGCGTACCCGGTCGCGCCGATTCCGCTGTCGCCGCTGTCCGCCACCTCGTCGGGGTCGGCGCCGCTGGCGAGATGTTCGCGCGCCTGGTCGCGCTGGCGCACGCGGACCATGTCGCGCTCGACGTTCCGCAGCACCGTGGCCGCGATCCAGTTGACGCGCCCGAGGTCGAGTCCGCGGACTGCCTCGGTGGTGCGCGCCAGCATGTCGGACGCGATCTCGTCGGCGCTGCCGAGCCTCCGCCAGAGCGACCGGCGGCGGATGGCGTCGAGGCCGGGCCAGAGCGCCAGCAACAGCAGCGTCAGGGCGCAGTCGGACGCGGGCCCGTCGCCCTGCGCCGCCCTGACGAGAGTGGAGAGGATCAGGTTTTTCTGGCCCTGATCGCCGGGCGTGCGGTGCAGCCTGTCCAGCAGGGCCGCCGGATCCCGGAACGCCGCAAGGGCGGCCTGTTCACGCCGGACGGCGTCGAAACTGCGCTGGAAGTGAAGGTTCGTGGATGAATGCATGAGGTGATCACGGATCTCGTGCCACGCGAAGGACATCGGACGCCTGCCTTGCGGCCAGGCGTCCGGCGCCTTCTCGTGGCCAAGTCAGGACGTCGCGCGTCTCTGTGATTTCAGGGGGTTGGGTGAATGCGCGCGTCAGCGCGCGGGCGCGGTCGCGTTGTTCAGCGTGCCGCAGCCCCGACAGGTGGCCTGAACCGGGAAGCCCACGAGATACTCGTGCCCCCGCGCGAAGCGCAGGTGCATGCGGCCGTCCCGGCAGACGCCGAGCAGCTTGTCACAGCGCGTACAGCGCCATTCCGAGTTGGAGGTGGTGGGCTTGGTATTCGCGGCGCCGGTCCAGCTCGTCGGAGCTGCCTGGCGCGAGGGGAAGGGAGTCGGCATGGAAGTGCTCCTCTATGTGGAGCCCTTCCAGTAATCAGCGGCTTGTTAGACCGTCTCCCGCCGCATGTTAGACTGTTGTTAGACGGGTTCTTCGACCGCAGTCTGGGTGACACTCTCCGTCGGCAGCGCGGCCAGCACCAAACGCCAGTAGCCGTTCTTTGCGCCCTTGCCGATATAGACGTCCCGGATGCTGTCCCACGTCTCCTTCCGGAATGCCTGCTGCGGGCTTCTGCAGTCGAAGCCATCCATCAAGGCCTTGACCTGAACGTCCGGGCTGCCCTTTCCGGCGGCGACGACAAGGCGTTCGAAGATCGTCAATTGATCGTTCCCGCCCAGGTGCAACGGCTCCTTGCCCGGGATGTACAGTGTGCCGGATTGGGTACCTGTCCGGATGACACGCGGCGACACGCCGCCCCGCGCGAGCGAGAGGCTGTTCCGATATGCGAGTTCGAGGCCGTCGCGGGAGAACAGCAGATCATCGTCGGCGGGTGATAGGTGCGACAGAAGCGGCACGACCACGTTCGGCCCGAGATGCGATGGCATTTCCTCGCTCGCCGCCAGAATGATCCCGACACCTGCAGTATCCCTCGCGCGCAACACCAGATCCAACCGCTGTGCAGTTTTTGGGTCATTGAGGCGCCGGGCAAAATAGACGGGAACGTCGCCATCATTGATCCGCATCGCACCGAGAAGGGTCAGGTCCGGGTCGAGGATCTGGGCTGCCCGCTTGCTCAAGATCGGCTTCATCAGACGCGTGAGCGTCTCATGAAGCCACTGGCCGTTGATGGCGAACATCTTGACATCCGACAAAGGTCTCTTGCCCGCGTCCTCACCGAACGGCCCCTCCGTGCGGACCATGCCTTCTGTCGCAGATGGCTTGACGCTGCCTTCCCCGTCGATGTCGTCGTCTTCGATGAGGACTATGTCCTGCCGGTCGCGGCGCTCGAGCAGGCCGCCTTCAATAAGGCGGCTGGCGTCGAGCCCCAGTTCCAGAAGATACCCGCCGCTGACCTCGTCCTCGACCCGATCGTGGAGTTGGACCAGCTGGGCGAATATCGCGCGCAGATCGTCGGGTGCGATCTGCCGGAATGCGCTGAGAATCCCCCATTCCTTCAGGAGCGCAAAGCCAAGGCTGCGTTCTTCCGGATCCGTCTTGCTCTGCAGGTTGCAGCTCTTCGTTCCGGCTATAGTGATGTTGATCGACCGCTCCTTCTCGTCGCCGACGCGATTGTAGGCGACGGCGATCCCGATACGGCTGAAGGCTTCGGCGCGCCGAAAGATGTTCCTGGCACCGAGATACTGGTCCGCCACTTCCTCGATATCGTCGTCAACGGTGACCTTCAGCTGCAGCTTGCGGCGCCAGGTGCCAAGCCGGACCTCGGCCTCGAGGACGCGTGCAAACTCGAACTCGTAGCCCTCGATCTCGGGCGGCTCCAGAAGCAGCGAGGTACGGAATCGGGAGAGGTTGTAGCGCTTCCAGGTCAATGGCTTCTGAGAGATGTCGTGCCCGAGGGCGACTTCGGCGAACGAGTCGCTGACCGTCTGGCGGACCACCGGGCTGTCCGCGCAGACCTCGATCTGACGCAGCGAGGGCGTGTAGATGAGCGTCGCCTCGTTCGGCGGGCGATAGTAGATGGTCCCCCTGCGTCCGTCATGCCGGTGGTCATAAACGCTCGACAGCGGCCCGCCATGCCGGACGATCAGCATGATCGATGCAGGGTGCGTGTCGGTGGCGGGAAGATCCAGCGCTTTCACGGTGCAGGAAATGTCGGACTTCAGCTCAAGCATGTACTTGATCTTGGCAGCCAGCGCTGCCTCGTTGATTGCCGCAGCATCGAGGGCCAGGTGGTTCTCGAGTTCGACCTCGAAAGCGTCATAGAGCTTGCCATGGTCGCGGAACTGCCGTGCGAAATGAAAACTTTCCGCATCCTCGAACGTCTCGCGCGCGTTCAGATAGACCCATATGCTTCTGCATAGCCGATCGGGCTGGCGCTCGAAGTCTTCCGACTGGTCGTCGTCGAGCCGCTGCTCGACGATCGTCGAGAGGGAGGTGACGCCCTTGCCGTCCGCGAGAGACCGGATTCGTCGTGCTCGCTGCTCTGCGGGTCGCAGTTCGTCCTGATCGAATTCCGATAGCGTCTGGACGAGTCTTTGCCGGAAAGCCTCGACCGCTTCTTCGTCAGAGTGGTCGGGAATGTCGTCGGGCAACTTGAAGTCCGGCTCGTTGTCACCCTCCCGAAGAGCAAGGGCTGATCGGGCGAGGTCCACGCGCGCATCCTCGATCAGCGCCAGGACATGGGGACCGATCGGATTTGCTTTGCGCGCCATGAACTCACCTCAATGAACAACTGCTCTTGATTGACTCAACCTACGATAATCACGGAGGAAGGGGCCGGGTGCAACACCGGACGTTCTGCACCCGTTCGCATTCTTGAACTTCGGTCTCGCTGGATGTCCCAGAGTGAGCGCCCGGTTGGCTTTTGGTCGGTAAGGACGACACCGATCACGGCACGGACATGAAACGCCCCAATCCGTTCCCACCCGACCAGATGACGCCCGCAGAGCGCCGCACTGAGTTGTGCGGCCTGCTGGCGCTTGGGTTGGTTCGGTTGCGGATGCGGGATGGGCGGGAAATATCTGAAGATACTGGAGATCGTTGCCTACACTATCCGCCCGACCAATGCCGTCATGCAACTCCAACTCACCGGAGAAATGCATGAACAAGCCCGATTCCATCCCCGCGCGTCTGGCTGCGCTCAAGGCCACGCCGGCGCCCGACCTGAAGCAACAGTGGCGCGACCTGTTCGACAGCGAGCCGCCGCCCTTCAATCGCCGCTATCTCGAAAGCCGCATCGCGTATCGCATCCAGGAACTCGCCTATGGCGGGCTGAAGCCCGAGACGATCCGGCGGCTTGAGCGGCTGGGCGAAGAACTGGACGGCGGCGACAGGAAGAAGCGCAGCATCCGCGCCGATCGCGACCGCCCAATCACCGGCACGCGGCTGCTGCGCGAATGGCAGGGCGTCGAGCAGATCGTCACCGTCACCGCCGATGGCTTCGAATGGCAGGGGCGGCCCTACAAGTCGCTCTCCGCCATCGCGCGGGCGATCACCGGCACGCGCTGGAACGGGTGGACCTTCTTCGGGCTGAAGAACCACAGGAGGCGGACATGACGAAGCCGCCGGAAAAATCGAAGGTCGTCCGCAAGCTGCGGTGCGCCGTCTACACCCGGAAATCATCCGAGGAAGGGCTTGAGCAGGAGTTCAACAGCCTGCATGCCCAGCGTGAGGCCTGCGAGGCGTACATCGCCAGCCAGCGGTCGGAAGGGTGGGTGCTGGTCCGCGATCAGTATGACGACGGCGGCATCTCGGGCGGCACGCTGGAACGGCCGGCGCTGAAGCGGTTGCTCGCCGACATCGAGAGCGGGCGGGTCGATGTGATCGTCGTCTACAAGATCGACCGGCTGTCGCGCGCGCTGATGGATTTTGCCAAGCTGGTCGAGGTGTTCGATCGGAACGACGTCACATTTGTCAGCGTCACGCAGTCGTTTAACACGACGACCTCGATGGGCCGGCTGACGCTGAATATCCTGCTTTCCTTCGCCCAGTTCGAGCGCGAGGTCATTGGCGAGCGGATCCGCGACAAGTTCGCCGCCTCGCGCAAGAGGGGCATGTGGATGGGCGGCCATCCACCGCTCGGCTATGCCGTCAGGGATAGGAAGCTGGAGATCAACGACGCTGAGGCGGCCACGGTACGCATGATCTTCGAGCGCTTCCTCGAGATCGGCTCGGCCACCACCCTCGCGAGGGACCTCGCGAATGAGGGCGTCACCACCAAGCGCGGCCGGCCAATCGACAAGGGTGTCATCTACAAGCTGCTCGCGAACCGGGTCTACATCGGCGAGGCCGTTCACAAGGGCACAGCCTATCCCGGCGAGCACAAGGCCATCATCAGCCGCGACCTGTGGGACAAGGCGCACAGCATCATGGCGGTGAGCCCACGAACCCGTGCCTCCAACACGCGCGCGCAGACGCCGTCGCTGCTGAAGGGGTTACTCTTCGGGCCCACCGGTTGCGCCATGTCGCCGTCGCACACGCGCAAGGGTGGGCGGCTCTACCGCTACTATGTCAGCCAGTCGGTGATCAAACGCGGCGCCGGTGCATGTCCCGTGGCCCGGCTACCGGCGGCCGAGATTGAAGCCGGAGTCGTTGACCAGCTGCGCGGCATGTTGCGCGCGCCGGAAATCATCATCGGCACGTGGCGCGCGGCCCGCCCGGAGATCGAGGGGATTGCGGAAGCTGAGGTGCGCGAAGCCATCGAACGGCTGGATCCGCTTTGGGACGAGCTCTTCCCCGCCGAGCAGGCGCGCATCGTCCAACTCCTGATCGAGCGTGTCGATGTTGGCATCGGCGGTGTCGACATCCGGTTGCGGACCGCCGGGCTGGCAAGCCTGGTTGGTGAGCTCCGCGTCATTGATGCCGGTCAGCGGAGCGCTGCATGATGGTAGAGGGAAGTTTCGCAGAAGCCGAAGGCACCGTCACGGTCCACATCCCGTTCGAGATCCGCAAACGCGGCGGCCGCAAGCTGATCCTCGCGCCGGACGGCACCAATACCTGGGCACCACCCCGGCGCCGCATCGACAACGCCATGATCAAGGCGATCGCACGAGCGTTCCGGTGGCGGAAGCTGCTGGAGACCGGCGTCTACGCCACCGTCGAGGAGATTGCCGCAGCCGAGAAGATCAACGCGTCCTACGTCAGTCGCGTGCTGCGGATGACGCTGTTCGCCCCGGACATCGTTGAGGCGATTCTGGATGGGCGGCAGCCGACCGAGATGACGCTCGACTTTCTGATGCGGCCGTTTCCGGTCGTGTGGCGGGAGCAAGGGATCTAAAGGTCAGAAGCGACCGGCTGACGTAATCGGCAACGCTGTTCATGTCATACGGATCTCATACTCGCGTCGCTCGCACGGCGCATCGCGGATTTCGACGTCGGTCAGTGACAGGTCGTAGCGGTCGAGCAACTCGGCGACCTTGGCGGCGTCCAACAGGGCCTCGCCTTCGGTGCAGCCGTTGTCGATGGTCTTGGCGCGCAGTCCCTGGATGCGCGTCTTGAGCTTGTCGAGGGCGGCGAGATTGGGGTGTTCGTTCACGGATGCGTCCAAAAAATGAAGCCGACTATATCGACCCTCGTCGCCGACGCCGACATGAGGGAGCGCGATGCCGAGCAATGCCACCGTACCGGAGACACGAAAATCGCCAACAAAATCATCCCGCGATTCCGCCGCCAGACCGTCTTGCTGCCCGATGAGATGCGCGGAAAGTACGGAAATTTCATCCTGATTAATCGAGTCAAATCAGTAGCTTATAAATCCGTACTGATTGGGCGAAGTCAGGAGGTTTGGAGAGAATGGGCCAGAGAGAGACGAAACAGGCCTTCCGGCGGGCGAGCGAAGTCAGGAGCTTTTGCCGCTGAGGCCCGCATTTCCTGGGCTTTTGAGTGGTCGCGAATTGGCTCAGAGAAAGTTGTCGTGGGTAGAATTGGCGGAGGGAGAGTCCGCCAGATTATGCTATAATTCTGTTCTATTATAGTGACTTATGTGATAAATAATAATTGGTGCCCACATTTTTGCCCACAAAAACTGAGGCGAAATAATAGTTATTTCTGTCATTGTTTTGTGACCGTCCGGTGAAGTCGCTCTGGCGGACAGGCCGGCGACGCTTCCCCACAAAACACTCCGATAATGTCCATTAATCCCTAGCGGACATTATCTCCCTTTACCGAGACCCGGCAGGGCGGGTTCACCAATCGCTTACGTTTTAAGTTGCGACGTTCCCAACCAACTGAGACCAATCATGACTGCGGCGGTGCCGAGGCACAGTGGTAGCCCACCGATCTGGTACATGAAACCGGACAGGACTGTGCCAACCAACCGGCCCGCAGCATTGGCCATGTAATAAAAGCCGACATCCATCGTAACCCGTTTTGCATCCGTAAAGCTGAGGATGAGAAACGAATGTAGGGCTGAGTTCACTGCGAAGATGCCGCCGAAGCCCAAGAGGCCCAACACAACCGTTATGGTCAGTACATTGGAGGATTCGGGGACCAGCCAGACCAGACATGCAAGAAACGCAGGCACGATGGCCAGCAGGCCAACCCAGCGTTTTGCCAGAGCCAGAATTTCCGCATCTGTCCGCGACGCCGCCTTTAGGATACGCGGTGCCGCGCCTTGGACAATACCATAGAGGATCGTCCAGACGGCCATGAACGTCCCGATCATGAAGAAGGCTGTACGGTTGCCCTCGGTGCTGCCGTCCGACAGCACAGCGTAGAAGTAGATCGGGATGCCAACCACGAACCAAACGTCCCGCGCCCCAAATAGAAACAGCCGAGCTGCGCTGAGCCAGTTGATGTTGCGGTTCTTGGAAAACACTTCTGTAAATTTCGCATCTTTTCGGCCCATTGGCAGGCCCGATGGCATGCCAATCACAACACCGATCAGGATGATAAACAGCACCGCCGCCATCGTTAGCACGGAAGGAACGAATCCAAAGAGGGCCAGCAAAACTGCACCCAAAAGAAAGCCGCTGCCTTTCACTGCATTCTTTGATCCAGTCAGAATGGCTACCCAGCGGAACAGCCCCCCGCCCGTCGTTGGAGCAAGGATTTTCACAGCACTCTTGGAACTCATCTTAGCCAAATCCTTGGCCACGCCGGACAGCCCCTGCACAAACATAACAAACACCACAGAGGCGGTGACGCTCCACGCCGGATTAAGCTGAGTGAGCGCCAAGAGCGCCACAACCTGTAGCGAAAGACCCGCATAAAGCGTCGATGTTAGTCCAAAGCGGGCCGCGATCCATCCTGCGGACAGGTTCGTGATTACGCCCGCGATTTCATAGAGGACGAACAGATAGGCCAGTTGCACCGGCGAAAAGCCAAGTGTGTGGAAGTGCAGCAGAACAAGCATCCGAAGCGCACCATCGGTCAGCATGAACGCCCAATAGGCCGCTGTCACAGCCAT